TGGTATCCATCCAGCCCATGAGCTTGCCTTCTGGCCTGCTCTTTTATCTTGATTACACCTACGGTTCTAACGTTGGTGGTGACGCATCCCTTTCAACGGGTAATGCAGGAACCTACGACAAAGAAACGTATCAGCGTGGTCAATCCATCTATAACAACCCAACTGGCAAGGGCGTACGCTCTGGTTCATTGGCAACAGGCGGTCAGTATGACTTGGTCGGTGCAACTTATTCTAAGGTGCACAGCTCCTCGGTATCACCAAACGTCTTGTTTGCTGGTGCACACGGTGCAAACTCATCCTTGACGTCTGGTTCTTTGTGCCACGCCACAGGTTCAGATGCTAAGTTGCTGCAGTTCGATCCTCAAGTTCTTGACTTGATCGAAGGTGACGCCGGCCTTGACGGTGACGGACGCTTCTGCCTCGTCGTCGTTGATGTTACTAACGGTGCCTTTAACAATGTCGATCTCACGAACGCTAAGGACATTTCTTTGTTCTCAGCAGTTCCTGAAGTTCGTCTTGGTGCTAAAGAGCTTGGTGCTAGCTTCCAGGGTGGCAAAGGTATTCTTAACCTCCGCCGCTTGAATCAGCTTGGTACGTTCGCGAACAACAAGTTTACCGCAGATCCTCTGGTAACGAGAAGCACTTCAAACGCTGCTCTCTTGACAGTTATGTCCGGTAACTTTAAGGGTTCAATTGGCGCAGGTAACACTGCTCTTAATTACCTTTCAGCATCGTACGCCATTGGCCCAACATTGAATGTAGAGGACGGTTCTGGTTCTACCCTTACCATTCCTTCATTCGAATCTGATTTCGGTGCTACACCTTCACCAGTGATCCCTGAAATCGACATCAAGGTCGAGTCCATCGCAGTTACAGCCGCTACACGTAAGCTGAGAGCTCGTTGGTCACCAGAATTGGCACAGGACCTTAACGCATACCACAGCCTTGACGCTGAGGTTGAGTTGACACAGATCCTTTCTGAGCAAGTTGCTCTTGAAATCGATCGTGAAATCCTGAACGACCTGCTTAGCGAAGCCCAAGGCGCAAACCTTTACTGGTCACGCGCTCCAGGCAAGTTCCTGAACAAGGAAACAGGCGCCGAAGTTAAGTTGAATGACAGCTTATCTGCAGGTCCTCGTTTCACAGGTACTGTTCGCGAATGGTACGAGACTCTTGTTGAGTCCGTTATTGATGTTGCTAACACCATTCACCGTAAGACACTCCGTGGATCCGCGAACTTCGTGGTTACCTCCCCGGATGTCTGCACAATGTTCGAGGCTTCGGTGATGTATCGCCCAAGTCTGAGCCTTGACAGTGAAGGTCAGGTTTCCTCCCCGTTCAGCCTTGGTGCTGAGAAGGTTGGTACCCTGAGTAACCGCTTTACGGTCTACAAGGACCCATACTTCCCTCGCAACAAGATTCTTGTTGGTTATAAGGGTGGTAGCTACCTTGAGACAGGATACGTTTATGCTCCGTATGTTCCGCTGATCGTCACACCAACGATCTTCGCGCCAGAAGACTTCACCCCTCGTAAGGGCGTGATGACTCGCTACGGCAAGAAGATGGTTCGCGCTGACTTCTACGGTACCGTTACGGTTGCTGACTTGAACGTCATCTAAGCGACAATAGAAACTTCGGTTTCATGAAGGGGAGTCCGAAAGGGCTCCCCTTTTTTTGTCTCTTTATTTTCTTAAGATTCCAGCGCTGGAACCTATCTAATACTAGGCCCGTCACATTGCATAAGGGTGAACTCGCCACCGTGCCGGAATCATGCGAACAAAATAAAGGAGAATATTATGCCAAAGGTTATTATTTCTGATGATAAAGGTCTGAACCAAACCGCAGGTTCGGGGCTGGAGTCTAGGAGTGCTCACTATAGTAGCTACGGGACTACTACAGCTTTAGCAACAGGTTCTTTCCCACTTCTTTCTCCGGGAATAGTAAACACTGTTGACAGCACTGACAACGCACACGGTGTTAGATTGCCCAACGCTGCAGGCGCAGGCCAGATCATGATCGTTAGAAATGTAGACAGTGCCCAGGACTGCGTTATTAGAAATCAAGCTGAGACAGGTGCCATCCTTGTCACGCTCGGCGAAGGTAAGACTGCTCTTTTCGTAAGTACAGCTTCTGGAAATAACTGGTCTGGAAGTCAGCTCGACTAAAAGAAAACTCAAAAGTGTTATTGCAATCAAGGTGCTCAATCGAGCACCTTTTTTGTTTGAATATTTTCTTCTTTTTTAAGATCTTCCCCATATCTAATAGTAGGCCCGTCACATTGCATAAGGGTGAACTCGCCACCGTGCCGGAATCATGCGAACAAAATAAAGGAGAAAATTATGCCAAAGGTTACATATTCAGATTCGAAGGGGCTCGTCCAGACCTCAGGTGCTGGGATGGCTCTAACCGGCTTCATGCATGGTCAAAAATGCCCACAGAAGTCGATAACAAGCACAGACACGCTCACTGTTGAAGATAGCGGTAAGTTAATCACGTTAACAGGAACAGCATTTACTTTATCACTACCCAGTGTGTCGGCAGCAAAAGGGTGCCAATATACGATCGTTGCTGGTCAAGCTGCGAATTATGTCCTTTCTGAGCTCGTCGGAACTGACGACAACGTTTTGACGATGGTAAGCGTAAATGCGTCTGCTACTGAAAGAGATCACGCCTTTACCACAGCTACTCTGAGTGGCGGAGCTATCGGTGATCGTTTCCACTGCGTCTCTAACGGAACTTGGTGGGTCATCACGGCCTTCGCCAATGCTGCCGTAGCCGCCGCATAATATAGTGGTTGACAGCTAAGACTTAGTACTGTCACACTAGAAGAGAAAGGCGCCCCCAAGTGGGGCGCCTTTTTTTTTGTTCGTTTTTTCGTCTAGACCTAAGTCTCGTGACTTCATACTTATACTGTGAGAGTTTCTGGAGAGCCTCGTGGCAACATTCGCTAATACAACTAACCCAACACCATTCGGTGCCTTTGATAGTGACTCAGAGTTTCAATCTGAAGCAGACAAGATGGTTACTTTTGTTAAGAGGAAGCTCGGAGATGACATTCTGTCTGTCGAGTTGACCAAGAAGCAGATCTGGGCTTGTTTCGAAGAATCTTTCTTCCAGTACGGGCAGATTGTTAATGAATACCAAGCTAGGTCTCAATTATCGACTTTCTTGGGAACTTCAACTGGAAGCATGTCGGGATCTGAGCAAAAGTTCCCACATGAGACATTGCAGTTCTTAGAGAGAATGGCAGAGCCCTATGCCTTCGAAGCAGGTGTAGGAGGCTCGTACGATTCAGTCTCAGGATCGATCCAGCTAATCAAAGGTCAGCAAGATTATGACATTTACGATAAGTTACAAGATGATTCTGGAAATTTGTTGTATTCTTCGTCTCTTAATACCTACAGTTCCAAAATGAAGATTCAAGAAGTTTTCCACTTCAATCCTCAGGCAGCATATCGATTCTTCGATACGACCTCAGCTATCAATTATCTTAATAACGAATTTTCTTTTGAGTCTTTCACGCCGGAAACTATCTTTTATGTTCTCCCTGTTTTTGAAGATATCTTGAGGGCAGGCCAGATGGATGTTTCCCACCGTGTACGAAGATCTAATTATTCTTTTAAGGTGATCGGAACCAAGATAAGAATCTACCCGACACCTTCAGGAGACCAGACTAATCGAAAACTATGGATAAGAGTTGCATTTGCACCTGATCCCCTTAATCCCTCTTACGGGGATAGCACAATCTATGGGGTATCTAATTTATCCAATGTTCCTTTTGGTGATCTTACTTATTCTAACGTAAATTCAATAGGGAAGCAATGGGTGAGGCAGTATGCTCTTTCTCTTTCTACAGAGCTTCTAGGGCTGGTAAGATCTAAATTCAAATCTTTGCCAATACCAAATGCAGATATCCAGCTTGATGGAGATAATCTGATATCTCAGGGAAGAGAAGATAAGAAAGAGCTGGTTACAAAGCTCCGTGAGATGCTTGATTCTCTGACGTATGACAAGATTATTGAGATGAATGCTATCAAGGCCGAGAATATACAGAAACAACTTAGAACCATTCCGATACCTAACGGTAATGCAATTACAATGGGTTAGGGAGAGATAGTTGGGACGCCTTTTTATAACGCCAAGAGAGATTGATCTTGTAAATGATCTAACCAAAGAGATCATCAAGGATGTAGTCGGTCAAAAGATCTACTACTACTCTATATCTGCAGCTAAAACCAAGATCAGCACGCTTTATGATGAGGCACCAGAAAAGATTTTTGAGACCCCGCTGGAGTTGGACTGCTTAGTAGATTACCAAGAACCAACTTTCAAAACTGATAAGTACGGCCCAGAAAAGACACAAAATATTGAAGTGTTTGTCCAGTCTAGAGATTTACTGGATAAAGAAATTAATATTCTCGTAGGAGACTTTTTTACGTACGGAACAGTCATATTTGAAATAACTTCTGTGACGACGACAAGAAATCTTTTTGGTCAAATTGAGC